TTCACATGACCATTACTTTGTTTTTTACCATGTCGTTCAATAAAATATGTTTTGCCGTCTATTTCAAATTCAAATTTGCAATGAAAATTAGATTTCTTATTATTTAAAACATGTACTGCTTTTGTAGTTCTACTACATCTGTCATAACAACAAAATGCTAATGCATCTAACAATGTTGATTTACCGCTTGCGTTAGGAGCAAATAATCCATTAATACCAATGACATTTGCAAAATCAATTGTATTATCTTCTCCATAACTAAACATATTTGAAAATTCAAAATATTTTGGTACCCAAGCAACATTTCTAGTTAATTGCATATCTGTTATTTTCGAATGTACAGTACGATTTATATGACGTACAATATCTAACATTTTATCCGAAACAGCAAATTCTGAATTCAAATAATCTGATATAACATTGTTTTGCCATTCCACATCACGCACATTTCCAATTGATACTTTTTGATTGGTATTGGCATTTAAAGCATGTATTTTTTGAATTGCAATTTCTTGAACTTTATATTTTTTACGTATGTCAGAAACAATACGTTTTAAATCTGATGTTGCTGTATCTTTAACTTTTAATCGCAATCTTGGTTTGCGAGGTACTTTATCAGATGGATTAAGTATTTTACCTTCTTCAATTTCAAATGTATAATATCCATACAAATTTTGTATTTCTATAAATTTAGATGACATATCATTGAGATTCCATTCCAATATTCCATGAGTTAAAGCTTCTCCATGATTCTGTTGTATTAATGAACCTGGATATGCAATAGTTTTTTCTTCATCTAAATATTGTGCTGGTTTATGTATATCTCCTAGCAATGTCAAATCATGTCCTTTAAATAAATCGATAGTAACATGTTCATTTGTGATTTCATAACCAATATCTGTCTTAGCAGAATTTACCGCTCCGTGATGTAATGCTATCTTAATATCTCCTTCAAACTCAGAGGCTTTAATATATTCAACGGGTTTATTAAATACCGACATTACGTTAAAGTGTACATTCGATAGCTTGTATATACCATTGTCTTTAAGATAGTGTAAGTCTGGATGATTCAAGGCGTATACAATGGGAGACAATGCATCTAAACGATTTGAATTATTTAGGTTACAATCATGATTTCCGGTAATTAAAATTGTAGGTGCTATATCAGCTAATGATTTGAAAAAATCTCCTACTCGTTCTACTAATTCTGGAGACATGTCTGTTTTAGCATGTACTACATCACCAGCGATATAAATTACACTGTTAGGTGTTTTATGTTTTTTAATGTAGCTATATAACTTATTAAATACTTCGCGATACTCTTTATGGCGATTTACATTTCTAACATGTACATCTGCAATATGAAAAATTTTATCTATTTTTTCAATTCCAATGTTTATAGTCTGCATAATATCTTTTCTTGCATTAATTGAGTTCCTGTTAATTCACAGGTGTTATTTATAATATCTTTTGTTTTTTCAAATCCTAGATCTGATGGATCTGAATTTTCTGGTAATTTTACTAAATGTACTTGTACTCCATTTGCCATGAAATAATCTGATACTTCTATAGCTTGTTTTTTAGCATCATCATCTAAACAAATATAAATTGTTTTTACACCTCTTTCTACAATTCGTTTTTTCAATGTATCAGAAATAGTCTTACCAAATAATGGAATAGCATTTCTTTTTATTGCAATTGCATCAAATGCACCTTCGACTAAAACAATTGGCATATCCCAGTTAATATGTAATTCAAAACCGATAATATCTTTTGATACATTTGGATTCTTATGTTTCCATACATCATCTTCGTAATATGCTCTTGATACAAAATAATTTAAACTACCATTGGCGTCAAAACTAGGAATAACTATTTTACCACTATATTGTCCAGTATCACAATATCCAATTCTATATTTTAAAATATCGTATATATCAATACCTCGTTTACGTAAATAAAATACAGCATTTCTATACTCCGGCGAACCTTTATCTAATTTCCATAATGGCCGAAAACCTTCAGGCAGGTGTAAGACTGGTGTATCAGTTGTAGTTTTTTTAGGACGATATTCTACATCTTCTAATAATATAATTAACTTGGATATTTTTTTTCTATCAACGTTTAATCGTCTGAATAAAATAGGTAGTTTACGTCCAGCCGCGTTACATACCCAGCAATGCCAATGTTGAGATTGAGTATTTACTTCTAGTTTTGGTTTATGGTGATTACAGAAAGGACAGTGAAACGCTACATTGTTATTTGCTTTCATACGTCCTTTTCCTAGTACCGACTCCAGTAATGTAACGATAGGAAAGTTGCTCATATATCTATTATTTTCAATACTTACTTACAATAAGTCATTGTTGTATTTATATTAATCATATTTTCATTGCATTCAAATATTTCATTTATACAAATACAAATTTATATTAATATGAATATATTAAATTTATTTCAAAAGCTCAACCTTTTAACCAACTTTCCGGAACTTTTTTTTCTGCCCATATGATACCGTGTTTATCACAATAATCTCCATATGTAGTTTTTGAACCTTTTCGTATTTTTGTTTTTGCTGATTGAAATATAATTCGGATATCTAATTCTGGATGTTGTTTTTTTATTAACAAATGTTTTTTACGATCTTCGATAACCCATCTACCTTTTGTTTCTATTAATATTCCATTTGGTAATGTGAAATCGATTGTGTATTTATGATGTGTTTCCGGCTTTATGTAGTTAATTACAGTATCTTCATATCCAAATTTAATTTTTGATTCTGTTAGTTGTTCTGAAACTTTATGTTCAAATCCTGACCGATAACCATGTTTAATTGCATTCGCACGTATTTTAGATTTTGATCTCCATGCCATATTATAACCTTTAATATAAATATGTTAATAGTCCCAACGAACGATAATATTCATATCAATATCATCTCTATTCTCTAATGGCTCAGCTAATTTACCAACAGCTAACATCTGGCCTTTATCATTGAATAAACCTACCGTTGTGATATATGGTTTTGCAGATCCTGTTATAAACATTGTTTTACGAAAATCGCCTGGTCCGTTAAATGTCTCAGCACCAGCACCAACAGCATTGCATGAATTATCAATACCAGTAGCCGGCCTATAAGTTGCAGTTGGATTTGTTGATACATTGAATGAACCCATTGGTATACGTACCATTACTTCATTTTCGTAGATTGTATACTGACCTTTATATTTTAATTCAAATCGATTTGGTAATCCGCTAGCTGCGGAACCTGGAGCAAATGAAGCAGATAACGCATTAGAACCAGTAAATAACATGTCTTGATATTTTGGCATTGGTGATGTGACTACTACTTGCCCATTACGATAAAAAACATTTCCAAATACATTTGTTTGATATAAAGAACCCGTATAAAAATCATTATTAGCTAATGTCGTTATTTCCAAATCATTTAACGCATAACTAAATGTACGTATTTCAGCTAACTCACCACCATAAGAATTTGTATTATCAGCTATTGAATCTGTGCCTATCAATACATTTGCATAATTAGCAGTTGAATCACGTGATATGGAACCAGATGTTCCGCCAGCGACACCATTAACATATATTTTACATTGATTTTCTCCATTACGTATAAATACATGTGCCCAGCCATTCATTAAAAGGGCTGGCTTAACTGATGCCGATATATGTAATTGACTTGTACCATCTGATGCAATATAATGTATCTGAGCATCTTTATGTACTATATGAAATGGCGTACGATTTTTATCTAATTCTAATGGTGACGGAGTTGGTTTATTAATATCACGTACCTTTTGCATACCAGCTCGCTGATCATAAAACGTTTCTGTTACACTTGTATATTTTGATATTAATACTCCTGCTTTAGGCGAATTTGGTTCTAAAGGGTTAAACCAAAACGATATACCCCAATCATCACAACGTTGAAATTCGTCAAAAGTTTTATCATGTGGTATTTTAATATAATCATTTGTTGTACTAAATTTACCGGCTAATCCTGAAGGTGCATATACACCAGTAGCACCACCTCCGGAAACAACAGTTGATACACCCGGTACAATTTCTACATTTTTAATTTCAGCTTTTTTATTTAATTTTCTTAATTTATATGATATATGATTATTGTCTATCAATCCATAATTATCATCAAATCTTCGAAACTCATTATTAAATGTGAGATAAAATAAATTATTACTAGCAGATGGAATATGAGTTGTCGGAATAGTTAAATCACGTAAATTACCTAATCCATCATCAGAACCAGTTACTCTAAACGTTTGATTTGATAAATTAGTATCTGATCCAGTTACACAAGATTGTAAAATTAACGAACCAGGTTTAACTCGCTCACCCATTTCATGATAAGGTATAGTAACAACAGATGAATTCCAATTCAAAAACTTTTCAGTTTTCATTATATCTGTAAGTTCATGACATCGAGCCTGATCATATGCATGGCGATAATATCTATGATCAATCCAATTCCATACTACATGTTGATTGGTATCATCTGTTGAATTGATAGGATAATTATATGTGGCATCGCCTACATGAGGAGTTATTTTTTTATGTACAGCTTTTTGTAGTTCATACTTCCGACCAGCAAATTCATCATTACCTACAGTGTAATTCTTATATGCCTTAAATGGTCTTTGATGTACATCATTCTTGCGAATATTGCGAAACACTGATGGTATCGTTGGCATATCATTGTCTTATCTTAAAAGTCTAATTTTACTTTAACCAATACTTCTCGAGTAAACGATTTCAATATAGGCTTACTTAATTTTGCAACTGCTAACAATTCACGTCTATCATTATATAATCCTACTGTTGTAATAAATGTCTGAGGATTCTGTATAAAAGTGGTAAATGCTAAATCACCATTTGATCCAGAAACAAAAGATGGATTATTTGAATAATTATAATCACCATTTTTAACTCTTACAAAATAATACGTTGATTTAACTTGTTCTGATGATCTTGCTTGTAATCCAAAGTTTTTTCCCGGAGGTGTAGCTGATATAATTGCAGGATTTCCTGTTGACGCTGACATTGCAGCAAATAATTTCATTGCATTATCACCTTGAACCCCAGATCCTGAAACTGTACCAAAACCTACTTTTGAATCTAATTTATCACCGTTTAATACTATAACACCGGCTTCTGGATATAATAGACCATAAAAAT